ACCTGTCGGAGTGTTCGGCAATCCATGCCTTCGCTTCATCTACATCGAAATTATCCTTAGAGAATATCAATGACTGGATCGCCCACGTGCCCGCCTCACCATCCGGTCTGCGATTCACTTCGGGCTTACCTACCGCAGTGTTCACTTTGTACACACTGTCATCTTCCACGGTACCTACGAGAACCTCACCCACACGCTTTACCAGCAGACCGTTATCGGGATCGTATTGCGTCATGCCCGGCCCCGCGATCTCCGTTGCGTGTTTGTACAGCATGGCCAGCAGCGTCTGATCGTCACAGCCGAAAAAGGAGACAGGCTCCTTACCCTCAGTTGTGAATATGCCTATACTACGATCTGCCACGACGGCCTCCTTTTATTTTAGGCTTCTGGACTTCATCAGTTGGTATTGTTTGTCCGCATCCGTAATCCGTGGAGACAGATCTGCCTTCCATCTATGGACCGATTTCTGTGACTTCGATTTCTCGTCCTCATCGCCGTCGCCCTCATCGTCTTCCTTTTCAGGCTCGTCCTTGGGCTCGTCCTTGGTCTCTTCTTTGGGCTCCTCCTTAGGCTCTTCTTTGTCGCCTTCCGGTTCTTCGCCGTCATCAGCCTTGGCAGTATCGGTCAGGCTATCCAGTTGCTCTCCGAACCATTTGACCAAGTCGTCGATACTCTTGCCGGAGAGAAACTCCTTCTCTCCTAGCTTGCCCTTGAGGGTTTCCAGCTTGCCGACGAGGTCGGCCTCATCCTCTTTTCCGACATCGGCGTCTGGCTCTTTGTCTTGCTTGTCACCGTCATCTTGTGTCTGCGTCGGTTCGGTCGAACTGCCGGTTACACCGGTATTGGTTCGCCCGTCGAACTTCTTTCCGATCAGGTCGAAAATCTCGTTCAGCTTGTTCTCGATCTTATCCAGCCTTTCGTCACTCTTCTCGGTCTCGGCGATTACTTCCACGGCCACAATGTCGTCGTCCTCGGACTTGCCCTGGCTCTTTACGCTTTCAATGTTCCTCTTCAAAAGCGCCAGCCTCTTCGGATCTAAATCCATGCTGGACTGCTCCGACTCGACATGCTTTTTGAACTCCGACAATTTCATCGTGGTCAACGATGTCTTGCCAACGTCCACGCTGGTATCGGTGAGCGCCTCGATTGCCGCGTTAAGCTGGTCCAGCTCCTGCGTCTCGGCGTCTGACAAAGCACCGCCTGAAGCCTTCTTCGCAAGCTCCGACTGGCGCTTCATAATCTGCAAAAGTTTTTTGTTCATCATGCCTCTCCTTGAATGGCATCTGTATACATGCCCTCAGCTTTCGGTGGTTCGAAATTTCCTCCGTCCAACTCCGCACGAAGGGCCTGTCCTATTGTTGCTTTGGCCCTGGATACTGAATAGCCACAATCCGCGCGGAGCGTACGGAACCATTTGCACAGAATTTCCGTGCGCCTTCTTACCTCTGCCTGTGTCTGGATACGTTCTCTGAAGCTGCTACCTAGACGCCGTTCGTCCTCTCGGAACGATTGTTCCAAAGCAGCACAGATCGCAGCGTATACCCCATATCCCTCTCTTGGCGAGCGTACCAATTCAGCGAATGGGTATGTTTTTTTACCGAACGGCTCAGGGACAATAATATTAGTCATCTCTTAAAAATACCAGCAGTTATGGTTATGTGTCAATTCTGCTTTACCAATATCCGTTTTCGTGTTCATTCCACTCCTCCTTCTTCTTCGTTGAAAGCTATCTCATCTTTCCGTCTACTGCCTAACGGAGGCATGTCGCCACCGATGTGCCCTATCTGCAACCCAAGTGCCGGACAGACTATCCTCAACGCACCAATAACCCCCTCGTAACTCTTCCATCCGTCCACTCTGGCTATGTCTCCATCGCTTCGGAAATCAAGTTCTGACAAATCTTGTCGGCTGAGAACCATATTCGCCAAGTCCTTCGCTATGGACTCATGTCCAACAATAGGTACGACACTTGCCGAACCACGGTACAAATCGCCATCCCATACCACACGACATACGGCAATGCCAGTTTCGTCCACAATAGGTATTTCGTAGCTCACAGCTTCTCCATGTAGTTCCCAGATACCAAAGTGAGATAGAACAAAAGCTGCTCAGGATTCCGCGACCATTGCGTTGCCAGTTCAACCGGATCTTTCCTGGAAACCCTCTGTGCAATCATCGCCAGATATTCACTGGGCCTCCCTTTGAACATACGCCTTATTTCCTTCTCGGTAAAATATTTTCGCTGGACGTACTGTTCTTCCAGCCATTCCTTATTGTAACCACGCAAAACGCCATCGTGTTGATCTATCCACGGTCCGCGCAATGAATACAACCCCGGCCTCACTAGATGAAGAGTACCAGGCAAGGCAAGACTATTTCGGGACAGATCGGCAGCATCGAGGTTCTTGCCAAGCGTCTCGATAAAATGCGAAGCGGCATGGGAAACTTGAGGTAGGCTAGATGTCGAAACGTTCGGAACGACAATCAGGTTGCGTTCTGGGTAATAGACGGCGCGCGCGCCTGGCTTCTGCCAGATCTCTGGCAATCTGACCTGTGCCAGTTTCATCGTCATGAAAGACGAGTAATTCATCAGCACCGCCGACCACACCTCTCCCTGGTCCAGCCTCACTAATCCGTCGATGCCGGACACGTCGGCCGGCTCAACGTTTATCCCGTCCTCCTCAACCGTGTCGGCCAAGTTCCTTTCGATATATTCGACAAGGTACAGGCCGGTTTCTTCCTGCGTCAGGATCCTGTTCGCCTCTCCTTGTGCATCGGCAAGCACTCCGATTATCTCTTCCGCTTGCCTGTCCATTCTGATCCGCATCTGAAATTCCAGGTCTACCCCCCTTATCCAAGGTTCGGACCAGTCAACCTCAACACCTGTCCATTCATCGCTGACTATCAGTCCGCTCTTGACGGCTTCCAGATAAGCAGGCAGTTTCTTAAATTTCTCAATACTGATCTCCTGCAAGGCTATGGAATCTTGAAACTTGGCGGTACCATACGGCGGCCATGTCCACTTGGTATGCAACCAATCGGCATTCGCCTCGTAGTAATCTATCTCTCCCGCCATCAAATCACCTCTCGTAAAAATTATTCAAAACAGACGCCTCTGATCTGTACATTTTACCCGGATACCAGGTGACCGTCTCGGCAAAGTCATCGGCACCGCCCAGAACTACATACTCCGTTTCGTAATTGGTTCCAAGGCCCGTTCCGTTCAAGGCAAATATTCGTTCACTCGGAACTTCCTGCCTGATCATTACCGCCATGCTCTTGGAAGATGCAAACCCGTATGCCCTGGAATCGCTTGTCGAATACGAATTGGCAGGCTGCGTGGTAATCAAGCTGTCGGCCTTAGAACCATCGAACGTCGCACCTTTCGGACCACTAGCGGCGCTACGAACACCAGCACCGCGAAACAAACTAACGCTATTGATATTTCTTTTTTTCAGGAATTGCTGGGTTTCGTTATACTGTTCTCTTACGTAGGCACGATATCCAGCCATCATCTTCTTGAAGTCTTTGCGTGACTGTAACTCGGCCACTATTTCCGGTTTCAGCATTCGCACGGACTGTGGCGGCAACTTGAACTCCTCGGCAACAGCCATCTGCAAATAATGCATCCTCTTGGAATGATCGCGTGAAGTGCTACCCCATTGATGATAGTGCTCTTGGACAAATGACAACGGCGTTCTGTTTCTACCTAGTATCGCTTTGAACTCCGGGTTGTTTTCCAATCTCTTGGCTATCGAATTCTGAGATGCTTCCCTGTATTTGTTGAACGACTTTGTTCTTTTGTCCTGCTCCGTTTGTCGTTTTAATCCAACCGTGGAACGCCCCATGCCCTTTACAGGATGCTTTGACGGCGTGGGCGCTTTCGGTTTGCTTTGCTCTCTACGTTTATCCCTGGCCCGAAGCCCTTGCTCTACCTTTTTTCTCTGTGCGTCAGGTACCTTCACCCACTTTTTTGATACCTTATCGGACCCAGGCACCTTGTACGTATAAAGCAACTGACCAGTCTTCGAAGACAGCTTGACATCCTCAATTTTCACCTTGCCATGAATGGCGTTTAGCTCCTCCTTTGCCTTCTTGTTGAACTGCCCCAGCGTTTGAGGATAGCCAGTAGCCGGCTTCTGTTGTGTCTTCTTGGGTACGGCGTTCGGCTTTTTCTTCGGCGGTGTGTCTATCGGTATTTTCTGCCCGGCCACCACAGGCTTCTTTGCCGTCGCTTGCGGAATCTTGTTCAGCGGTCTTTGATGCTGCACATGAGAGGTCGGCTTGGAGCCTGACTTCTTCGGCGGCAAGCCTTCGTTGGCGGATGGTGTAGGCTCCGACTGAACGTCATACCCGTTCGGAACTTGTATCATCTCGTTTCTGGGGACGGTCAGCGTTCTGCATTGATGGTGGTACGGCGGCATCGTAATGCCCGCCTTGTTCAGATTCTTTGTGGACATGAACTTCTGCACCGAACCACGGTCGTCCAAGTTGCCAACACCACTCCTTTGTATGGTAGCGAATTTCGTGCTGGTGCCTTGAATATACATGTCCTTCAACCCGGTCTTTTGATTCACACGGGTAGTTAGAAACGGTGCCACCTTCTTTATGTCTTGCGGGTCAGGCAGGTTGGCCGCCATTGTTTGATGCTCCATCGCCGTATTGACTTCGATGATGGTTCCGTCCAAAGCCCTGCACTGATCGGTAGTGCGCTCGTCCAGCATCGCCATCACTTCCAGATAGCTGATTCCGGCGTTTACGTAGCTGGACACCTCCGAATACGATCTAGCTCTTGAAACTACATTCGCCGCAACCGTCCGGGCATAGTTCCTGCTGTGGTTCTGCCAGATGTCAGGCAACTGCTTGATCAGCTCGTCGGCGATCTTGTCTCTCCCTATTCCATCCTTCACTCCCTGCTGAATTATCTTGCGACCCTGCTTGCCAAGACTCTCTGAAATCTGTCCGCTGCTATCACGTATCCAGAAACCAGCCTGCTCGGTGAGACTGTTCAAAACACGCTCGTCTACCTGATTGAAGGACACCTGTGTTCTCGGCAGGAAAGTATTCTGTAGATACTTCTGGTTCTTGTCGTGGATGTCTTGAACGGTAAAAGCTATCTTTTCTCTGACTCCTGGAGCGGCCAAGCCGTGCCCGGCACTGACACTGCTTTGCAAAACCGATTGACCGACCTGCCACGCCTCATCGAATTGTTGTGCGGTCATCGAGGCCCAATCATAGTTGTGCAGATCGGTCCATTCTCGTAACGCACTACGCAACCTCGGCAACACTGTTCCTGACAACTGATTGGTTACCGTTCTGCTCAGTCGCCTTGCCAGCTCTGACAGACTGGTATTGATTCTTGGATTGTACTCTTTCGATATCGCCGTCCCGTCAACCCTTATCTCTAGGGCCTCCGGTATGCCATCGGCGATCTTGTCCTCTATCAGCGAAATGTGTTCCACACGTCGCCACACCGTAATCCGTCCACGAGCTTCCGCCTGATAGATCACTATCGGCCGATTGCTGGCTCGGTGCATCGCCTCAAGCCTGGCGCTCGGCAAAGTGCCTGAAGAAAGCATCCTGGGCGAAATGCCAGCCGACTTCTCCATTCCACCTATCGAAAAGGTAAACCCGTATGCGGCGGTCGGTCTACTGTACGAACGGCACCCCACAGCGTACAGCGCAACGGCCCTGTCGTTGCCGAGATCAATATACGGCCACAGCGCAAAATATCCTTTCGCTGGTATCGAATACGGCCGCATGGACCTCCCTTACTGTAGTTCTGGTGGCAGTTTCGGCGGCGATTTCACGCCCGCGTCCTTCAACTACTTGGGAACAGGTGTTTTGGATACTGCTGGTGCGGCTGTGATTACGGTTCTGCCAGCATTCACCCTAAACCAAACACCACATCGAAGGCACTTGCCTCCACCACACTGCACAGATTTGGTCAATGTGGGCATTTCGTCCGTGCCCTCAATCGGTGAATGGGTAAACTGTAGCGCACGGCATTTGGGACATCTCAGAACAATTGCGCCCGAGCGATGCCTGATAATCTCGCCCGGGCCAGGTGTTTTTTGCTGCAAGGAATCCTTGTCTATCACCTTCCACGGACCTTCAAACATTGGGATCTTAATCTCGGTCATCAGAAATACCCGCCCACACCAACCGTGGTCAAGGCAAGCTCGGTATAATCCATCACACGAATGGTATTCCACATGCCACGAGGTCGGTTGCTGCCGTCCGCATCGTCCAACATCGCCTGACTGTACGGCCAAAAGATGCCATCATGCTTGCTGGACCCGGGATAGATGGTCTCTTGAATTTGTTTCTGCGCCCTCGCAAAAGCCAACCCCTTTATCACTCTCGGAATCAACTCCGGGCGATCTACAAACGAATTTCGATTCACAACAAAGGTGAACTCGCTGTCAGCCGCCCCTGAAGGCACCGACGTGATATTGTACCTGGCCCCCGTCATCGCGTAGCCGTCAGCGGATGTATATTGCCTCACCGAACCAGCATCCAAGTTGACCGACACATACTCGCTATCAGAACCCGAGTACTCTGCCGGCAGTGGTATTTCGAAGGAATCAATGTTGCTTGGAAATTCCCATTCTGTTGGCATGGACTACCTCCTGAAGTAAGCGGCGCTTACGTCCATATCGATGCCTGAAGCCTCCAGCTCCTGTGCAACTATCGCCTGTACCTTCGACTCGATTCCCGCGAGCCTTCTACCCAGCTCCGTATCGTCTTCCTGTCCGACAAACTCGCCGTTCTCGTCGATGTCTGTTGGTGCGGAGTCTCCCGAGATACCTGCCAGCGTCATTACCATGGGGTTGTACGCCCATTCTTCCTTCACCTTGGCAAGCGGCTTGTTCAGCAACATGCCCAGCAGCTCTCGAATCTCGTATGGCAACAAGCCGCCTTGTGGAGCCGCGGCCTTGATAATCTTCTCCACATCGTCAATGCTTCTGGTCGGCGGCGAATTCGAAACGAAATTAAGGTACCTGATCCCTATTTCCGGCAGGACGTACTTGTTGATAATCCAATCGAAGTCCTCGCGCTCGGGCTGAAACACCTGCTGTTCGGCCAGCATGACGGCGGCCAATGCAGTCGCTCTGTTCAGGGTGCTTGGCGTGTAGCCCCTCAGAATGGGAGACAGCCTAAACGATGCCCCAATCCTGTCTGATCCCCGTTCATCGTACTTGGTGAACAGGGCATCGTTCTGGACCGCCTCTCGCAACGATTTAAACTCCATCTCAGGCAGCACTGTGCGCCCGTCAGCCGAAGCCTTGGCCATGGGGCGAGCTTGTACAACAAGAATCTTTCCCGAGCCCTCAGACCCCTTTACCTCTGCGGACAGCCGATGCTCCAGTCTGTTGCGGATGTCAGTCGGTATCTGGCCGCCACTAACAAACAGTAGGCCGTAGGGAATGGCGTTATCTCTCAGGTAATAGTAATTGGTCTCATCTGCCTCTCGACCGCCAAGTACCTGCAACAAGTTGCCGACCCATCTCGGAGGCGGGCAAGCGGTCTTGGCACTGTGCTGCGCTATCCAGATCAACTCATGGGCTGGCTGCGCCTCTTTCCCCTCGCCATCTTTGTCTTCGGGAAGCCGCATCTTTTGCAAAGACTCATAGGTCTTGCCCGTGGTTCTGGATACCACTCTCGGGTCTTGAGGTGATTTGAAATACACCTTCTTGCCGTTGACGATCTGAACAAATATGGGAAAGCGCCGATTTACGGCAATTTCCCTGCCCTCGGAAATCGGCGTAATCGGGTCAGGCTCAATGACCTCCACCTGCTCGCCCATGTTCTTCAACGGCCTTACGGTATAGCCAGGGATGTAGGACAGACGCTTAAGCCTGCCATAGCCATCACGGATCATCTCCATACATCCCCAGCCGTTGCTTTCAATATCCTGTCTGACAATTCGGCGCAGCTTGGTGAACGACATGGTGGAACAGCAATGCTTGAAGAAGGAGTCAAACATGAACTCCTCCCGTCGCTTCTGTATCTCGATTTCCTTCAGCTTGGCATTGACCACCTCTTCGCTTACAGAATCCTCGTCAATGCCTTCTTCACCGTCTGGCATGCTGTCTTGGAAATCGTCATAGGCACCTTGTGCCTCGTCCAGTTCCTTCTTCCACCTTTTGATTGTCTTGGCTGTCTTGTTTTCTCCCACAGTCTTTTCATATCTTCGCTTGGCACTTCGCAAGCTGGAAAGGAGCTCTGACTTTTCGCTATCGGAAGCCAATGCATTTTCTTCCGACTCCGCCCATGCCTCGATAACCAAAGCGTCATGGACTGCCTTGTATGCCTCCTCGCCTTCCAAGTCTTCCATCCAAGGCTCAATGCATCCATGCTGGTATCCGTAGCCTTCGATGTTCTGGACGTAGGCATCGATGTTGGGTTTTAGGTGCGGGCTCAGTTCTACAAAGTTCAACATCGCCTCGGGATCGTAGTCAGGAACCACAGCACCCTGCCCGTCGTACAGATTTTCCCTGTCTTCGATTGCCTGTATGGCGGAGGCTTCATCTACCTGATTGCCAGTCAATGCCGCAGCCTTGGCCAGTATCTCCTTGACCGTCAACTTGCCGTCTTCCCTCTTGGCAAGCCTCGCCTCGTCGGCTCTATTGCGCCGTGTCATCAGCTTTTACCGTGGTACCAGATCTCGGAACCGTCGATAGCTCCACCGGTACCGATGTTCACACGTACAAACCTGTAATGGGCAGGAATCTCGCCCTGAGCACTTGCCCCTAAAGCAGAAATGGTGGTCCATTGATTGCCACCCACACTGCCTTCCAAGTTGCCGACAAAAGCCGCCGCACCGCCTATCGTGATTTCGTACCCCGCCACCAGATCGGAAGCATTGCACACGTTACTTACGCCAACATCCGCCGTCACACCGCTATCGGAACTCGGTATCTCCAGTTGTTTTGAGTTAGGCATCCCCATAAGCTGCCTCCTTTCGCTTCTGGATTATGATGTCCAGAGCCTCCCGCACAGCCTTCTTGGCTTCGGGTGATTTTTTCTCGTCTGCAAGATCTCTATTCAGCATTTCAATCGCCGCCGACAGGTTCTCTTCAGGCAGCGCCAGTATGTCTTTGGCCAAGCTCTGTGCAAAAATCCCACTCTCCAATTGCCTGGCTACCTCTCGTGCCATCTTGTCGAGCTGGTCTTCGGCAACACCACCGCGACGAGTGACACATCGGCAGATTACCGGCACTCGGATTGTCTCGGATTCGTTTTCTGGGTTTGGTATCGACCTGTAACCATTCTTTCCGGTACCATTGCACCGGCCACAGCCAGGCTTCGCTTTCGCCAGATCGATATCAGATAGCAGTCTTACCCTCGGCGTTTCTTGTGTCGCTTTGCTCATTCCGACATCCTAGTTAAAGTGCATCATGATTTTCGCCAACACGTTGGTGCCAGCAATTTTGGATTCTAGACAGTGACCCATCTCGCGGAAATGGTTCAATACCAATCCTGGAGGGGCCGCGGTAGTAGCGTTTGCTCGCCCCGCCTGTGAAGCACTGACACCTACCCAGTTCTCACGGGTGGATGCGGTACCATCCTCAAGCAATACCTCCGCAATGCCATACATCACAACCAGGGCCTCGCTACCATCAGGCACGCCAGCCTCGTACACTACACCAATCGGGTCAAGCTCGTCTGCCGGACAAATGTCAAAAGCGCGATCAACAGAATCGCTTGCTTCCACAACTGTGCCCTTCACAGTGTCCGCGCCAGTCTTGTTGGTCATCTTAACCGCCACGCCTCCCTCGGCGGTAAGAACCATGTCGCCACTTCCTACGATTCCAAGTAACGTACTCACATCACCGGACAACGTACTCACATCACCGGAAACCTGGTTCAGCGCCGTGATAATTTCGTTCAGCTTGACGAACAAGATATTATCGCGAGGTCCAAATATCCCCGATGCCTGCTCCTCTGTTACCAGATTGATGGTCATGCCGTGATCTCCTCATCGCTGGTGTCCAACTGTTTCAGTTGCCACCACTTGTAAACACAAGAGAGACATCCAGGTTGTGCCTGCTCGATAGAATGTGCACACCGCTTTCTACCTCTCACATGCATGGGGCCATGGCCTTCGCCCTTAATCCGATTGCACCTACGAATCAGATCTTCCAGCGTAACAACGATTTGCAACGGCGGAAAATACGGGTCGTTGATAATCATCGGAATGGGCAACCGCAGCTCGTCCCGAGCACTCGATACGCCACCATGGGACACATCTTCACACAATCGGTCAAGTCGGGCAGAATCAACCTTTAGCTCGCATCCCCCATGAATGGATACACGCCTCCCGAATACACGTACCCATCGCGAATCTTCCACTGTGGCTTTGAAGGTTTCGAGTGCCGCAAAAACCGAGCCCTTCATCTGCCGCAATGGGTTGGTATCCGAGTTTACCATCTCTCGGATATGCCGCTCCAGCGCCTCTTTTCTGTCTCGCTCGCTTGCAGTCATCATATAAAACCTCTTTTAGGACGTTCTATCAAAAAAGATATTGCTGTTCTTCCGGTGCGTTTATATCAATTTGTCCATCACGTCCGACAGTCACTTCGATCATATTGTCCCCTGTCGTAGCGTTCCAGTCAAGAAAGTATCGTCTTGCAGCATGCATGCCTTGTGAAAATGCATCCACCATATCATCGTGCTTCGCAAAGGGGAAATCCGTTAACTCCTCGTATATCGAACCATTGGCCGGGTTCCAAGCATCGTTGTTCTTTTTGTACGGGTCCATTGTATCGTTGAACACCACCTTGCCCGATTCCATCAAGGGCGTAACACCCATCAATCTTTGCATTTTAGATTGCTGCGTGGGCTTAGTGATCTCCAGTATTCCCATCATCCAAGGAGCAAGCTCCAGCACCCATTCGTCCACTGCCGCCTGACTGGCTTTTTCTACCAAGGCTCTGAACGGTTCATACTTCTCGGATTCACGTATGACACGCCTTGCTTGCTCCTTCACCGTAGCCCTGTAGTGTGTTCCAGAAATCACATATACCATCTGTTCTTCTGGATCAACCGCCAACGGCACGGACGAAGCGTAATCCTGCTCCTTCTTACCACTAGGCGTTCCCATTGTGTCATAGCTAAGAATGAACTCCAGCTTGCCCTCTTCCATCCTTGACAGGAAATGCGGATCGTTCTCCAGGTCCTTGAAAAGGAACCAATCGGGATGCACGGCGGAAGCATCGAGGTCAATAGCGATGTTCCGAAATCCCCTGTTGAACTCGATACTGCCAATTTCCTGGTGCCTGAGATATAGATGGCTCGAACTCCACTTGTCTGGCCACAGAGAACCGAAGTCTTCAGGCACGCTGTACTGCAATATTGTGTAAGCAGGATTCTTCATCAGCTCGTGTGACAAGTCGTCCTTGTGCCACAAGGTGCAGATGTACCAAACACGAGAATCGGGCTCCAGAAGGTTGGTCCAGTCTGACTTCCACGCCTGCTTGATCTGTGTCCTCAGGGCAGGGAACGAAAGTGAATTTCTTCGGTCCACAACGTCATCCGCAATGAGCAGATCGGCTCGGCCGCCTGTAGCCGTCGAGGTGATACCCAACGCCTCCACCGATGCGTCCCTATGCCTCGCCGACCTCTTGATGACTATCTTGTGCTTGCTCCACTCCGCATGCTCGTCGGGCCTCAGCTTGGGAAACACCTCATGAACTCTCTTGTTGTAAATAATATTCTGCGAAATCTCGAATAGCCTCTCCTTCGCCCTGCCATCAGAAGCACATACAATCTTGATCCGCAGATTGGGGTTCCTGCCTAACTCCCAAATACACCTACCAACGATCTGTGTTGTCTTGCCGTGGTCACGCGGAGCGATAATTAGAAGGCGGTCCTCCTTGTCCATCGCATCGGACCACTCGTCATGGAACCACTGTTGAGAGAACGGAATACCTTGCGCCTCATCCCTGAAGCAGTACTCCATAAACACCGGGAAACTTTTCCTTGATAGTTCGACACGGTGGTCTTCTAACGCCAGAAGACGTTCCGCCTCTTCCTTCTTAGAGCGAAAAGACACCAGCTCCTGCTGTGTGATTATCGGCAGGTGGCCAACAGGTGGCCGGTAGTCTGGATGGTATGCGTCAGGTATCATGCCTACGACGGATCTATTATCTTTCCTCGGCCCAGATTGTGGCCGCACTTAGCGCATACGATGTCATCGTACACGGTTCGCCCTTCTCCGCCTCCGCCGCCTCCGCCGTCATCCTCGCTATCCTTCGGCCATTCGAAATTAGACAACTCCGAAAACGCCTGTAGCTCATGGCCGGTGAAAGGCATAGTTTCCTCAAGCTCGCCCAGGCTGAATTCTGAATCCTCTTCCGCGGTCATCTCGTTTATCAGTTCGGCCAGCTTTATGTTGTCCCTCTCGAATTTGGTTTCGTTGGTTTCTATCGCAACGCGCCTGGCAGCGGCATCGGTGATGGTTCCCAAATTGAAACACATCGCCTCGCTGTACCCAAGCTCCAGGAATGCGTCATAGCGATGATTGCCGTTGACCACCTCGTAGAATCCCGTGTCCAGCTTGCGGACAATGATGTTCTCGATTTGCCCGTTGCGCTTAAGGTTGGCAACCAACTTACCCAGTCGCTCCTCATCGTCCAACTTGTAGTTCCAGCCGGCCTTAACCAGCTTTTTTAGAGGTAGCTCCAGCCACCCTTTTTCTTGCTTCCGAGGCATTGTTCCTCCTTTTGATTATACCCTCGTCCCACACTACACCCCTGCTATTCCACAGCCTGGTGAAATACTCTTCTTGCTTTTTGATCGCGTCACGCGCCTCCGCAGCTCTCCTGATCCACACATCCTCGTATTTGACCAACGAGCCTTTATCCACAGCAACAAACTCGCCAGGCTCGGCAATGTTGTCGTGGTAGTATCTCTTGCTTTTTTCCGTGAACAACTTCCTGTGACCTCTAACGCCTTTCAGCTTCCCCTTGTCCTTGTCCCACCGATAGGACATCCCTGCCCTGTACATGTAGGTCATGGACGAACTGTCCACAGAAAAGAAGGGGTGAAGGCTCAGGTAGTCACGCTTCACCATGGCGAAACCATGGATGGCACATCGGTTGTCATAGCAGTATTTGATAAAACGGTTGTAGTCTAATTTAGGACGGCCTTTTCTAACACCTTCGATCCCTACATACCTGCTCTCCGAATCGTCCACCATTTGCTGGAACTCTTCAAAAGAGTTGCTCTCGTGGTAGCAGGTTATGACCTTCTGCCAAACGCCTGCCTTCTTGTACAACCGCCTCCAGTTCAAGACCTTCTCGTATCCGACCAAATCCTGAATATCTAGCTCCACAAAAAAATCAAACCTGTCCCAGTTGCGCTGCATCCATTTGATATAGTCGCTAACGTACTTGTCTGGATCGTCCATCCTCGTTGACTTCTGTGAATGCTGCGTGGGAATACCCAGGTTCACCTCGGACGAGGTGAAAAAGCTGTGCGCTCCACTGTCGCAGATATTGAACGAATCAGGATAGTTGACCGACGATCTGCTTGACTGCTTGTCATGGAGGTACGAATAGAAAAGGTTGTACTTGTCGCCGTTGAAAAGGCTGGTCACTGACGGAATGATCCGAAAGTTCTGCCAGAAGGTTTCAGTGGCAGCAAGAAAAATTTTCATCTGACCATCCCCAACTGCGCCAACTGCGCCAACTGCGCCAGCTTGGTCGTGTCGCTTCCGCAAAGCTCCAACACGGTTCTGTCTCCGGTGCACTCCGCCCAAAGCCTCAAGCTGTCGCTCTTGGCACCATACATCGTAAGCCACCTGCCATCAGCCTGACACGACTGCCTCTGGGGTACTTCCTCAAGAAAACGATATCCCACGAACGATGGCCACAGTCTGGTAGGCGACTTGTCCAACACAACACCTTCGTCATTGATACCATCGTACCAAGGCGTGCCGTGATAAGGTTGAAAAAATTGTCCCAGACCACCAGGAGAACTATTTGTCCTGATTCTCGGTACCAGTTGATCGTAGTCATGACCATATCTTTGCAAAAACTGTCCTGTGAGGTACTTGCTCTCCAGCGTCTCGGAAGGAAAGAAGGTGACCGTCAACCAGAATACGGATAACTCACTATCTATGATGTCCTTCAGCCGTTGCGACTTCACCAACACCTTCTCATCGGCAGTCTCCACACCTATTTCGTTAAGAACATTGCCCGACCTCAGTATGGCATCCTCGCCATATTCTTCCCTCGCCTTCGCCAAGCTCACGCTGGTGGTGAGGCATATCCATTTAACAGGCATACTGCGAAGATGTTTCAACACCTCACCTATCTGCGGATAGTTGAATAGGTCCTCATCATAGAAATGGATGTTCCATCCCTTCGCCGCATAGGAGTCTATCGCTTCGATGGCAACATCTAGGTCTACATTGCCATGCGGAAAATCCGAATACCCAACATAGCAATATGGACACTTCCTCTTGCATCCCACACTGAGGAACAACGGCATGTAGGGCTTGCCGTCATCCAGCCTCACCAAGTGTGAATCGTAGTCCGTAACCGTACGCTTCAAAAAACCATCGATATACTTGTGATAGGCAGACACTCCGTCCATGATATCTACAGTCATTCTGTGAACAGGTAATCCTAGCGCCTTTATCAGAGGTGTGTAACCTGCGAAGGTAATATCCAGCCTGTCCTTGTACTCCCTCCAAACCTGCTGGCACATGTCCTTCTGCGGATAACTGGAGAGATTGATCACAACTTCATGCGGCTCCAATTTATTGATGCGCCTCACCATGCTGGTCAACACAAGATCGATCTCCGTCATAGACATGTCCTCGAACAACCTGACCTTGTACCCTTTTTCCTTCATAGCCGCATACAACCACTGAGGATGGTAACAGATGCCAGACAATACACGCTCGGTCGATGTAGGTTGCAGTATCGCATATTCCATTCGCTCAACCATGCAGCCCCCTTATCTCTCGGATGATGTTTTCAAAGGCGTCATGCGGGTGCCTTGTAGGTCGAAACTCTGGAGACGGATTTTCTTCCGCATGTAGAATAGAATGAACCATCTTCACTGCCTCTTTCATATCTATGTACCTGTGCTCTTTGGGATACAGTTCCTTGTAGGACAACCTGTCAGGCACTACGGGGACAGCACCAAGATACCATGCCTCCTGTTGCACTATTCCCCACGTCTCCTGAAGCGCAGCCGAGAAGGCAACCTTGGCCTTTCCGAGCAACTCATACAGAGAATCCTTTGCCGTGTAGACATCCTGAGAACGAATCCAGGCAACGCGGTCGCTTGGATACTTTTCGCTGTAAAGATACTTCAACTGGTCGAAGGCAACAGGCATCTTCTCTTTTGCTATCCGATGAGGGAATACGACCAACTGTTCTTTCTCTGACCAATCGCGCTTGAACCTGTCTAGCTCGGTAAGCACAAGCGGAAAGCCTGTTACCACTATCTTGTCCAGCGCTCCATGCCGCCAGTCCTCAATCATCTTCTTGTGGAAGTCAGTGGCCACCAGTATCTTGTCGGCGACCTCCATCCATCCCTTCTCATTGTAGCTAGCCCACGAGCCCATGCCTACGTTGGATAGATGATCTCGCCTGTCCCAGGTTCCGGCGTGAAGGACCAAGACGATCTTCAACTTGATGCCAACCACATTCCGAATATACCCAACGCTAGTCACGGCGGGATTCCATCCGTCCATAAAGACCACCACATCACCATCGCTTACTTGTCCCGCGTCAAACCACTCAATGAAACTGGCGAGCTGTGTGGCTTTGTAGTAGTTGGTGTCCAGGGCATCGAGGAACTGTCCATGCTGGATGGCATCACCACGCTCAGGCGTCCTTAGCCTTTGTCCGTCACAAACAACAGTCGGGATTCCCGACTTGTCTAGTTCGCTTTTCCACCATCGATACCAATCTGCCGAATACCTCTCCTTTATAGGCTCTATTGGAAACAGGTGTATCATGCCATCCTCCTCACCAGAGCACCATTCTCGCCGTCTTCCAAAACCTCGCACTTCTCCAAAGCAAACCTGACCAGCATCTCCCTGGCCATCGTCTCGCATGAAGCGGTGTCCCATCTTGGCTTGCCAACCTTCTCAACCCAACTTGACATCTGCCTTTTCAGCCTGATTATTTCGACCTCCCTGTCTTCGTGAGAAACAGACAACCAGGCCCTTGTTTGAAACACATGGCGGTGCGGATCTCGCAGGAACGAAACTTCGTCAATGTCGCATTGAGGCCAACTATGGATATGCTCAAACCGAAACTGCACCACCACAAAGCATTCGGTGTAGTCCGGCGGCCTCATCTCTCACCTATCAGCGTCAGGAACTCGTTGCGTGTTGCCGGGCTCTGCCTGATTGTGCCTATCATCGCGCTGGTGACCATATCGGACTGCCTCTTCTCCACACCACGAGCTACCATACAAAGATGCTTTGCCCTCGTAACCACTCCCACACCATCACAATCTATACAGGCAACAATCGCCTCAGCGATCTGGTTGGTGAGCCTCTCCTGTATCTGCAACCGCCTGGCGTACATCTCCACAATTCTTGCGAGCTTGGAGACGCCAAGTACTCTCCCCTGAGCGTTAGGCAGATAGCCCACAGAAACACTACCGTAGAAAGGAAGCATGTGATGTTCACAGGTGGACCAGAACTCGATATCCTTCAAGATCACCATCTGGTCGTAACCATCAGACGAAAAGTTGGTTGCCGCTACCTCTTCAATATTCTTGTCATATCCGCCGTACAAAGTGCCCCAACTTTTGATTACCCTCCTCGGTGTGTCGATTAGTCCTTCTCGTTCTGGGTCGTCTCCGAGGTACCTGATTATCGTCCTGACTGCTTCCAACGCCTCTGCTTCACTTGGTGTCATTTGCAGACTTCCTTTCTATCACCGCCAGCGTTCCATATGTGCCACCCTTTACACCCTGGAACTCCCATGGTTCGCCAGTGCGATACTGGTGCTCAAACCAACGATCCACCGCTTCGGTGACACCTCTAAGGTTCGGCCTCATCAGACCGTGTGGGTCATAGTCATGGACAACAATCTTGCCGTTATCGTTCACCAACCGCTGCCATGCCATCAGATCTGCCATTACCGATGTACTATCATGTGAACCATCAATAAAGACCATGTCAAAATCCAGATGACCATGAAGCTGCCTGGCAGCCATTCTTGAATCCATAGCAAGAACGGTCACAATATCCTCTACTCCCGCCAGCTTTAATGAATTGCGAAACCCATCCAGCGTATCCACCGTGCCGTCAGGTGTGATAGACTCTTTGATCTGCCATGCGCCACCAGCCCTGTGCTCTGTGCTGCCTCGATGATGATCTATAGACACCATCAAGCTCTCACCCTTTTTGAAATTTTCTTTCACTGCTGCGGCTAGAACAATTGTCGATCTGCCGAGGAAGCTGCCTATCTCCACTATTCGCTTGGCACCTTGTGCCTCGCTACACAATTCCATCAGTTCGTCCTCTAACATGAATCCCGGTATAGTCTCGGCTATTTTCTGGTACTGGTTAAAATAATACCTGGCGTGAATAGGAATAGTCATTTCAACCCCATCATGACGTGTGTTTGCGGAATCACCCTCCAGCACTCACCTTTTTCCTGCCTTTTAATAGAGAGGCGGTATGCCATATGACAATGGACCTTATAGACCTCTTCAAACATGTAACCATCACACGATGGCGTGATAGGCTGCAATACTCTGTATGCATTGGTGAAAGGCAAATCATCCAGATCAATACCAAACGCGCCTTCATGATCTACCAGGACCTTTACACATTCGGCCCGTGACAAGATCTCAGGGCTAACGTTTCGCCGTTTTGGAGACACTGTTATTTGCGCCACTGTTCCCAGGTACTCCAAACTGACATTCATCCTCCTGCGCGTATCCACGTCGCCGTTGGTCTCTATGAATAGAGAATATCCCAACAACGCCTCAAGCAGCTCACCATAGATCTGCAACAGTGGCTCGCCGCCTGTCAATATGACCATATCGCCCTTTCGGTACACCTTTTCTATCCTATGGACAATATCGGACGTGCTGATCTCTTCAGCCTTTCCGTATTTGTGTTCCTCGTCGCAAAACTTACAGGACATGTTGCACCCAGCGAATCGGACAAACACTGCCGGGTATCCGACATGGATGCCTTCTCCTTGAATGGAATGAAATATCTCCGATATGCGATAGTTCATCTCTTCCACCTCGCATGGCACTTGGCAGTCTCCCAGACCTGCACCTCTTCGAGGTAGCAGTGATCTGCCTCTATTGCCGGCAGCATCCTGATAGCTAACAGTTCTGCCATGTTTTCTGCGGTAGGCGGGCCGTGGATGGTAACAATCTTTATGTCTTCGCCACTGTCACGATAGCCATTGAGGACATCTACCAAGCTGTCCGTCTCTTGCAAAATTATCGAGTGATCCCACTCGCCCAAGATTCCGTTGACAATACTTCCCAAATCTTGGAAATCCATGACCATGTCCTCGGACTCTGGTGGTTTCGGCGGAGCATCCATCTTCTCCGACACCGTTACCACCACACGATAGCTATGTCCGTGGATGTTCGAACACTGTCCAAGATGGCGAGGCAAACGGTGTGCTGCCTCAAACCTGAATTCTTTGGTTGCCGTAATCATACCTACCACCTACCTTTCGTGTTCTGGAAGAATACCCTTCGTTGCGTAAAGCATCTTCTCCTCTTCGGTCCAATCAG